AAAACAACCAAACTATATTCGATTTAAAACACAAGATGGCGATATAGTCGAATTACGAGGCGCAGAAGGTCTCAATTACAGGATACAACAAATATGATAGAATTAATTCTTCTCATTTTACTACTAAATGGAGATTATAGCACAGAAAATAATCAAGTAGTTATACCCAATACTATTGAAGTTCCTAAGAATGCAGTAAACACAACTACTGTTACAGTTCTTGGAGAAGTATTTACCACTTTAGGAACAAATACAAGCACAAGTACTGCTACACAAACTCCTATCGCTATTGTGGTTACAACCACTGGCACAGAGACAGAAACTACGACTGTTACATCAACTTCAACAAGCACAAGTACTGGAACAAGTACTATGACTTCTTCAACAGGCACATGAATCAATTACTAATAGGAATTATACTTGTCCTCGGTTTAGGAAGCTACTATTTGTATACAGAAAATCAAACATTAACAGCAAATAATAGAATATTAGAGGGAGCAGTAGCAACTCAGGAAGAAGCTATTGCCACTATGCAAGAAGATTTTACAAATCAAACTAATCAGTTGCAGGAAATGACACTAAAGAGTCAACAAGCACAATTAGAGCTAAATAGATATGGGGAGTTTTTAAAAAATTACGAACTGAGCGAGAAAATATTACAAGACCCAGTAAAAATGGAAAGGAAAATAAACAATGGAACTAAACATGCATTTGAAGGCATCGAAAAACTTAGTGCTACCGTTGACGATCTTGATGATGGTCTCCAGTTGCAGCCTACTTCCGACTAGGGAGATACAAGTATCGGCAAAACCGATGGAACGAACCATCGTACAACCTATTATGCCTAGAGAAATTTCTCTAAGCAACCCAACTTTTATAGTGGTAACACCAGATAACTGGGAAGAACAGTTAGCACGAATAGAAGAACAAGAGGGAGAATTAGTATTCTTAGCTATGACTATACCAGATTATGAAGTTATGTCTATGAATATTCAAGAATTAAGAAGATATATCACAGAATTGAAGGACGTAGTAGTATATTATAGAAAAGTTACTACTCCTCAAAAAGATGAGAGCAAGTAGACTTAAAGTTTGCAATAGTTGCCCTCACTTAAATAAATTTAAGGTGTGCAAAGTGTGTAAATGCTTTATGCCCCTTAAAGCAAGGATTAAGAGAGCCCAATGCCCTCTTAAAAAATGGGAGAAATGAATGGATATGGTAAATAAATGTATAGCTTGGTTAAAAGCTAGAGTAGCAGAAAGAACTTCATGGGATGGAGTACTTCTAATCTTAGTATGTGGTCTAGTATTGTTTACTGGCAGCGTAGCTAAAATCTTAGCAATAGTTGGTCTAGTATACGGATTCTGGACTTGTTACAAGGCGGAATAAATGCCCTGGGGAAAAGGTTCCTATGGCAAACGAAGAGGCCGTCCTAAGAAGAAAAAGGATAAAAAACGCAAAAAGCGTTAATGGTTAAACAATGTGGGCGTACCAGGATAAAACCAAGAGCGTACGCCCAATCACCAATAAAGGTAAAAAATGGTAGAAAAAATTAAAGAAATAGCTTTAAAAATTTGGAATATACTTAATGATAAAGACACAAATATGGATGGAAATGTCGATATACATGACGCAATGTTAAGAGCCGAAAGAAAAGCAAAGAACGGAAAATAATAACCCGTAAAGGAGAAATAAATGTCATCAGTTAAATTTTTAGGTGCAAACGCAGCCTGCGGAACAAGTGTAGGTGCAGCTTCAACTTTTGAAAATGCAACCGAAGTAAGACTAGTGAATACAGGCGCTGCAGAAGCTCTTGTAACTATTGCAAACTCAGCAGATGCTACACTTGCAAGTTTTACATTAGAAACTCTTGATAGCATCATCGTGAAGAAGAACCCTTCTGATCAGATATTTGCGGCAGCAAACACAGTATTAGGCAGCCCATGTAACGTAGGTGGCTAATGCATCGAATCTTACAAGAATCAAGAGATCAGTGGTTAGACGACGTTAAGTTGACAGCTACTGATACCCTTAAAAGAGTAAAGTATAAAGCCGAGAAACTTGGTCAGTTTAATGCAGAAGATGATTCTGTTATGAACTTATGTATGGGCTATCTATACTTACTCAGTATGTGTCAAGAAAACGAACTTTTTGTTCAAGATGAACCAAGTTGGTACTTAATTAAAAATATAAACGAAGAAAAAATTCATTAATAATGTTAGAAGTAAGTAGAACAGATGTTTTGAGCGACGTTTTAATGGATTTTGATACTGAATCAAGATTTATTAAATTGCCCATTGATAGTTATCTAGACTTATTAGGTATTACACCTAATACTGCTCAGGTATCTCTTATCAATGCAGTAAACAACCCAAAATATAGATTCGTTTGTGCCGCCATTTCTAGGCGACAGGGTAAAACTTATATTACAAATGTCATTGGACAGCTTGTATCTCTCGTGCCAAACTCTAATATCTTAATAATGTCACCAAACTATGCTTTGTCACAAATCTCCTTTGATTTGCAAAGACAACTAATCAAACACTTTGATTTAGAAGTAGTAAGAGACAATGCTAAAGATAAAGTAATCGAGCTATCTAACGGCTCAACAATAAGAATGGGATCAGTTAATCAGGTGGATTCAACTGTTGGTCGTTCATATGATTTAATCATATTTGATGAAGCTGCATTGGCAGACGGCAAAGACGCCTTCAATGTAGCACTTCGTCCAACTCTGGACAAAGAAAACAGCAAAGCAGTATTTATTTCTACACCTCGTGGAAGAAATAATTGGTTTGCAGATTTCTGGCAAAGAGGATTTAATGATGAATTTAAAGATTGGTGTGCTATAAGAGCCACCTACCATGAAAATCCACGCTTTAGTGAAGAAGACATTAAAGAAGCAAGGAAAGCTATGTCTACAGCAGAATTTGCTCAAGAATATATGGCAGACTTTAATACTTATGAAGGACAAGTCTGGAACTTTAATTTTGAACAGTGTGTTGCAGATTTAAGTCAATTAGACACTAGTAGGATGGATGTATTTGCAGGTTTAGATGTTGGGTACAAAGATCCAACAGCTTTGTGTGTGATAGCATATGATTGGGACGAAGAAAAATATTATCTAATAGATGAGTACATGGATGCAGAAAAAACTACTGAGCAGCATGCAATACAAATTCAGGAAAGAATTCAAAAATATGGTATTGACTATATTTATATCGATTCAGCAGCTCAGCAAACACGATTTGATTTTGCTCAAAATTATGATATTTCAACTATTAATGCGAAAAAATCTGTTTTAGACGGTATTGGACATTGTTCAACCATAGTAGATAATGACAGGTTAATTATAGATCAAAGATGTGCTAATACTCTTTCGGCAGTAGATCAGTACCAATGGGATCCAAATCCTAATTTGATGAAAGAAAAGCCGAAACACAATATGGCAAGTCATATGAGTGACGCGTTAAGATATGCGCTGTACACTTTTGAGACAACAGCGACTAGTTTTTAATTTGAGACCAATGAAAAAATAGTTGTTGACAAGAAGGTAAAAATTTGGTATAATTTTATTAATTAGGAATTTATGGATTTAAAAAGGGATTTAGTCAAGTACGTTAGAGATAAAGCGAAAGCTAAATATAAAAAAGACACTCAGTGCTTTATCTGTGGAGAGACAGATAATTTAGACTTTCACCACTTCTACGGAATGACTGAGCTATTGGCAAAATGGCTCCAAACTAATAAAATTACGATAACATCTGCCGATGAAATAATGAATATCCGTGAACAGTTTATTGAAGAATATACTAATGAGATATATAACGAGGCTGCTACTTTATGTAAAACTCATCACATAAGGTTGCATAGTATTTATGGTAAAAGACCAAAGCTAGTTACAGCACTTAAACAAAAACGATGGGTGCAGAAACAGAGAGATAAATATGGCATGGTATGATAGATTTTTAGGCATCAATAGAGAGGAGAAATTAAATCCTGCTCAACAATATATTGGCCTAGAAGAAGGACTAGCAATAGATACTCGTGAGAAGAAAGATAATTATCGATCAGCTTACGAAGAATTAGAGGTAGTTAATCGCGCAGTCAACATGATTGTTGACGATTCCGCTGATATTAAATATAGTGTTGGTACTAAAGTACAAGGAATTTCACCAGTTGTAGAAAATGTTCGACGAACTCGTGTTGATTTGTTACTTAACAAAGAACCAAACCCTTTTCAAGATGTCAATACCTTTAAGAGAAATCTAGTTATTGATTTGTTGATTGATGGAAACATATTCATTTATTATGATGGTGCCCATCTTTATCATCTACCTGCACAAAATGTTACCATAGAAGCGGATACCGATACCTATGTTAGCAAGTATGTATATGATGGTCAAATAGAATACTCCCCAAAAGAAATTATACATATTAAGGAAAACTCATTTTATTCAATATATAGGGGAGTACCTAGACTAAAGCCAGCGTACAGAACAATGTACTTAATGGACAGCATGAGAAAATTTCAGGACAACTTCTTTAAAAACGGAGCAGTCCCCGGATTAGTACTTAAAAGCCCTAATACACTTTCTGAGAAAATCAAAGAAAGAATGTTACAAGCTTGGAGTACAAGATATAATCCAAAAAACGGAGGTCGAAGACCTCTAATCTTAGACGGCGGCTTAGAAGTAGATAGTTTAACTAAAGTAAACTTTAAAGAACTAGACTTTCAACCTTCTATAGCAGCAAACGAAAAAGTAATTTTAGAAGCATTAGGCGTACCGCCGATTCTTCTAGATGGTGGGAATAATGCGAACATTAGACCTAATCATAGACTTTACTACTTGGAGACAGTTCTCCCTATAGTAAGAAAAATAGCATATGCCTGCGAACGCTATTTCGGATTTGAACTAGTTGAGGACGTTACTAATGTTCCAGCTCTACAACCGGAATTACGAGACCAAGCTGCATATTATGCTACTTTGGTTAATACAGGTATTATGTCACCAAACGAAGCAAGAGACGCTTTAGGAAAAGAGCCTTTAGAAGGGCACGATGACTTAAGAGTTCCAGCTAACATTGCGGGTAGCGCAGCAGACCCCACAGAAGGTGGAATACCACCAGAGG